AGGTGCTTGCCGCCAGCGACGCCGCTATGGCCGCGCTTTCCTCGCGCTATTCGGAGCATGAGAAGCTGAGCTGGCCGAAGCAGGAGCAGGAAGCCAAGGCCCTGCAGGCTGACCCCGAAGCCCCTGCCCCTCTGCTGAGAGGCGTTGCCGCCACGCGCGGGATCGCCCTCGAAGCGCTCCAGGCCAAGGTTCTGGCGAACGTGGGAGCCTCCGAGGCCGCTACCGCCTTCATCCTCGGCACCCAGCAGAAGTATGAAGACGAGATCGCCGCTGCCACCACTATTGAAGAGGTGCAGCAGGTCGTCCCGGTCTTCGAGATGCCAGACCTTGTAAACGAACCACTATAGGGGGTAATTATGTCTCTTGGTTACGTTCCGCTACTTGCAGGAGACAGCAGTATTCTATTATACTGACTATGGGTTGTCAAGGGCCGTTTTAGTCAACCAGAATCCAGTCCTCGGCCAGCATGTCGGTCTGGCGGGCGAGCCACGGCACACGGACTTTCGGAGCGGCGAGGTTGGAGGTGTCCAGCCGGGTCGTGTCAATATAGATGTACGGCGCGGTCATGAGGCTATTTTCATCCGGCATCTGGAGCCGGATGAAAATCCCCCTGCCATTCCACCCGCTGCGGCCGAGGTGCTCCGCCAGCTTTTGCGCGTACGTGGTTCGCCCGTCCACCCACAAGTATATTGCACGAGGCGGAGCATTACGGATCTGTCTTGTTGTTACGCCTGTGCCCTTTTGATCGTTCACCGGCTTTTCTCCTCTTTCTTTTTATACTCATACAATAGATCGGCGAACACCGGCGGAAACACTTCCGCCAGCGAGCGCAGCACGCCGACCATAAGAGCCTGCATCTGTGGATGGGGTTTGCCCGTGGTGCCCAGTGCGCGCAGCATCATGAACGATTCACGCCACTGGCGGAGATTTGCAGTTATGGCAATCTCCGTTTTCACAGCGTGGCCGAGAACCTCGCGCGCCTGCTCCGGCTGCCACCCTGCGGCGCGGAGTTCTTTATACTGCTGCTCGTTCACCGCGCACGCATACCCGAACAGCTCCTCGGCGCGGGTGAGCGGCGTTTCAGGGTCGGCAGGTTCCATATCATCCACGGCAAAAACATATTCGCGGCATTTAATGTTCGCCCATACCGGCCGGATATACCGGATGTGCCCGTCCGCATAGTCCACGTACCGAGTGGACTCCTGCGCGTATGACGCGATGCGGTGCCGCACAATCTCGTGGGATACTCCCCTGTTCGTGACGCACAACACCGTGGCTGTTGCATGCTCAAGCATGGCAGTATGCCCACGGTTAATCAGCATGCGCACGAAACGCTGCGCGGAGTGGTAATTACACTCCACGTTATCGCATCGGTCCCCGAGGATGTCGGGGTTCTCTACGAACACGCAGCCGCCTTTCGCGCGGCAGCCGATCTTATCCTCGGACTTGTAACAGACGCGCGCCACGGCTTCGATAAGCCCTATTTCGTCGGTGTCGGCTTTGATAATCTTGTGGCTCTGTTCAATGATCTTCATAAGCGCCCCTACATAAAAAGGTCGTCGTCTTCCGTGACGGTTTCGATGGGTTGCTCCGCTTTACTGCTTTCCCCCACGGGCAGTGTCGGCTCAAGGTCTCGCAGCCGCGCTGTGAGGGACGCCGTGTCCGCTTCAATCCGTTTGAGTATCGCGATGACTTCCTCGAACCCTTCGGCCTCGGACGACTTGAGCGCCCTTTCCCCCGCCTGCGCCACGATATACGCTAGCGATCCGCCGTAGCACAAAGGGCGGAGCACGCGGTCACCGTTTTTATTGGCGGCTATCTTGGCAAGCGTGATGCAATTGGCGTCGGAGCTTATGCAGTAATCCGCGCCCGCCATTTTAAACTCCAGATACATATTGTCCCTCGCGTCTGAGCGCCCGGCCACCCTTGCGAGGTAGCCGGGGTTTTCCATTTCTTTGTGCGCCATCTGAACCACGATGTTCGGGTAATCAGTCGTGGCTATGTGGAACCCCGTCCCGGCCATGAGCGCCTCCCGCTTGAGCAGGTGAAAGTGCGGGTGCGTTATCAGCGAGTCGTACCTGTCCAGCAGGTTACGGCACAGCGCGTCGAACTCCGCGTCCGATATGGCGGACGTGTCCATCTGGTAGTACAGAAACGAGTATATCAGATATGACCCGACGGTCTGCGGCACCTTCACCGGGTGGCCCTCCTTCTTAATCTTTTCTGAACCGCGAGCCGCGCCAGCCGCCGCTTGCCTTTAACGGGAAACCTTCCGCCCACGGGGGAAGCTCCGCCATTATGGCCTCGAACTCCTCGACGCTTCCGTGGTCTTTTATGACCTCGGCCACGGCTTCGTCATGCACGTGGAGCACGAGGGGGTACCCTGCCGCTTCAAGTTTGGGCATGGCGTACGCGAGGATATCCCGCGCGAGCGCTTGTGTTTCGTTTTCTACGAGTTTCCCGCCGTATGTGTGCTGCCTGACCCAGCGCGCCGTATGGTCGAGACCCATGTACGTGACGCACCATTTCTTTTCGCCCCAGCTTGTTTTCTTCTGAGACATGCGGGGATTGTAGTAGTAAAGCATCCGGCCCGACGCCAGAAGCATTTTGAGATATCCGCCTTTCACGCAGAACCTGCTCCTCCCCGCGGTAAAAACGCGGCCGGGGTTCTGCACTGCTTTTGCTGCCGCGTACTCCATCCGCTTCCAGTGCGCCACGGTCTCGGGCCTGTCTGCGCGCCATTTCTGTTTTATGATGTCACAGGCCATTGCGGCCTCGTGGCTCATGGGCGGGATGTACGGCTCGCCTTTTTTCTTTGCGTTGTTCTCGCAGGTCGTAAGATACGTTTTCGCCATGCGGTCGGCGAACTCACTTTCACCGTTGGACGCCAGCGGAAACACAATGGCCGGGAGCGTCTCGAGGTCTATGCCGTACACTTCGGCCATACTCGAAAACGCGCCGATGCCTCCGCCGTAGCCGAGGCCGAGCTCGGTGGGCTTTCCGACCGTGCGCTTCCTCTTGTCGCCTTTCTCCTTATACTCGGCGTACAGCTCCTCGTATGTCCCGCCGAAAACGGTCGTTGCCGCCACGATGTACATATCGCGGTTGTGATTGTAGTGGTCGAGTACGTGGTTCTCACCGGCAGACCATGCGAGCCCGCGGCCTTCAATGGACGAGTAGTCCGAGCACACGAGGTCGCAGCCCTCGCCCGCTATTAACGCGGGGCGGATGAGCGTAGACGCAACGCCGAGAAGATCTTGGTAGAACATCTCGAGCAGCTCATCGTCACCGGCGGCAGCCACGGCTATGGCGGTTTCGTAATCGCCGAAATGCCCGCGCGGCAGGTTCTGGACCTGCAGCCCTTTTCCCGCCCAGCGGCCGGTGCCCGCGCCGTGGTACCGGAACAAGTCGCGTATGCGTCCATCCGCGCACACCATGGCCTTGATCGAGTTGTACTTTGCCGTGGATGCCTTGGATAGCGTCTGCCTGATTTCAAGGAACCGGCGCGCTTTCGGCGGCAGGTCACCCGCGAGCGCTTTCTTAACCACGTCTTTTGTCAGACTGTACAGGTCTACGCCTTGCGAGCCGAGCCACACTTTTATCTTATCGACCTGCTTGCCGGTCTGCACTTCGCCGCCGGTGAGCTCGCGCAATTCTGTTATGAGCCTCTTCTCTGTGCGGGAGATAAGCCCGAGCATGCTATCAACGAGGCTGAGGTCAACGCATACACCGCGCCGGTTTATCGTCTGGTCAAGCTGCCACAGCTCCAGCTCCTGCGCGGGCAGGTGAGGCACTGCGGAGTCGAGCGTTTCCTCGGCGGCCGTATCCTGCATGCAATATTCAAACAGCTTAATGTAGTCGTGCGGGCAGTCTTCCGGCTCGTGCCACAGATACACGTTTTCACCTGTTGCGGGGTTGAACCACGTTTTCGTGTCTACCTGCTCGAGGCCGCGTTCGATCATTTCCGCCCGCTCCGCTTTCCTCGCGGCCCGGGGTTTGCACAGCTTCATCATTACCCTGTGCCCGTCGCCGTCTTTCTGCATAGGCAGGTCGAGTGCTTTTCCTATCTGGTCGAGCGTTCGCGGCAGGGAGCACATGGCCGAACGCGCCGCAGTGCACCGCAGTTTTTCCAGCGGCAGGGGAGGCGCCCCGAATTTCGGCTCCATCTGCTTTTCCCACACCGCTTGCTCGAACCCGGCATTAAAAGCGCTTATGTACTGCGCATGCATAATGTCGTAGACGCCACCGGTGGCCTCGCACACGTCCTGCAGACTGAGGCCGTGGGTGCGGTACCATTCATCCCATTCCCGCAGCAGAACGGCCGCAAGTCTTTCTCTGAGCCACTCGGGTACCCATATTTTAGGTGCGTGCTTTTTCGGTTTGACCGCCAGACAAAGAACGCTGGTAGTCGGGTCTTCCGCATACCGATGCACGCCCGCTTTCTGGATGTTGCACGCGCTGCGGGTTTCAAAGTCTATTGATACCGGTATCGCCATGTTTCCACCTCCATAAAGCAGCGGCACCCCACAAAGGGTGCCGCCTGATTATGAGGGTAGACTACAGACCGAGGTCATCGTCAAAATCCCCACTATCTGAGGAACCGGAGTTTCCGTCGTCTTCATAGTTGAGCGGATCGTCCGAGCCGTCACCGGCGCCGAACGCGGATGCGGCATCTTCTGCAGCGGCACCGCCGCCGAAGGGTGTGCCGGGGTCGCCGTCAATGGTGAGCACCTGAATGGCCTCAATGATGAGACCGATGCCCTGAGCCTTGCCACCTTTTTCGAGCTGGAAATCATAAGCCCAGCTCGAGACCTGAATCTTGGCGAAGCGGCCGCCGTACACTTCTTCGGGGTCGGTAATGGGCTGGCGGGGATTCTTGCCGAAAATCAGGAAACGCGCGTTGCCATTCTTGGTCGGCCATGCGCTCGCGTTGAATATGTACGAAGCCTCGTACATATAGTTTTTCTCCTGATCTTCGTCGAATTTCTCGTCGCCGTCCCGGAACCAAGCAGCTTCTTTAATCTGCTTTTTCACCTTGGCGGGGATCGCATCCCCCCACTTTTCCTTGGCGGTGTTGTCCGCCATACGCTGCACGGCCTTTTTCATTTCCGCCATGGTCATGTCGGGGTGGCCGGGGCGCTTGAGCACCGCGTCTTTCGGGATGATAAAAGACGTGGTGAATTTTGGTTTGCCCTTGCCTTCGGGTTCCTGCGGCTCGAAGAGGGACGGGAACGAGAGGCGGCCGGTACCGAGAACGACGGATTCCTTAATCTTGGACATGGTGTTTTTCCTTCTGTTTCTTGTCTTTTTCAGAGTGGTTACGAGTTAATCGAAAAGCTCGTCGTGGAAGGCCGTTGTCACCGGAGCGCCCACGGCAGGCCGCTTGTCTGAAAGCGGAGCCACGGTTACGCCGGTGTCCGGCACTTCTATAAGCTGGGCCATAAACGCCAGTTCCTCCTTACGCTTAGGCGCGTTTGTTTTACCCTGCGTCAAGGCTTTAACGACTTTCTCAACCTGCGCAGGGGATTTAAGCGCGACGGACAACACGTCATTGCCGTAGCGCGCTGAAAGCAGCCGCTGTGCGTCCTGCTCGTTCGCCCATTGGCGGTGCGCTTTCTTCTGTACCAGCTTCGCGTTGATCTGGTTCATGTCCGCACCGCGCAGGAGCCTTGCCTCGATCTCGCCTTTACATGAGCGTATCCACGACTCAATGGCCGGGAACAGCTCGTTCAGCTGACCAAGCTGCTTATCGGTAAGCAGGTTCGGCGGAACCGGATCACATACCGGCTCGGGTTTGTCCGGCGTGCCGAACGCGGCGGCCACGGTATGCATGTGCATGCGTGCCACCTCGGGGCATGAGCCTTCGGCGCGGCACCATCTGCATTGTTTGGTGCCGGGGATGAGCGGTGCGTTAGGGTCCTCGGTGGCTCTGGCCGCGGACAGCAGATCTCCGCGCGCCCACTCGTACAGCTCCGTCACCGTTATGCGCCAGCGCTGCACGGACCGCCCGTGGCGGCACCGTGGCTGTACGATCACCAGCTCGACCTCTTCGTACATGTGCTCGTTATCGGGGCCGAGCGCGCCGAGCGCGTAGTATTTGAGCTGCGGGTTGTCTTCCACTTCCACCGCGACGCCCTGCCCGTGCTTGTAGTCGTAGACTCTCAGCACGTCGAGGGGTACGCCGAAATTGGCGTCGTTCGTCCCGAACAGGTCGGGGTGGAGCCACTCGAGGTGGAACCTCGCCTCGACCCCGAACACCGCGGCGGATTTTTCGAGTGCGGCGAGTACGCCCTTACCGTCCAGAACGGACAGGTCAAGGTCGAGCGCTTGGATGATATCGCCGCGGATCTCTTCAAGATAGACCTGCACCGCGTCTGCCATATCCACGTCAACGGGGTGTGGCTTTCCGTCGGCTGTGATTTTCTCGCCGAGGTGGTCGTGCGCGTTGGTGCCGTCGAGCAGGCACCGCTCGCCCAGCTCGTGGGCGGCGGTACCAAGGCTCGTGTATTTTGACGGCGTATTGGGGATACCCGCGCACAACCGCACACTGCCTGGACAGTTCATCCACATGGACGCGGACGACGCCCCGAGTTTGGAGTGCGCGTTAGGTGCCATGCCTACGCCCCCAGCTCTGCGAGAATCCGGCCGCGTGTTTCTTCGGGGACTGCGGACACGTTTTCAGCGCCGATATTGTCGAGCGCAGCCTTGACCTTGGCGCGGTGTTCGGCTTTCCCTGCAACCCATTTAATAAGCCGCTCTTTAAACTCTTCAAAAGGCACCGGCTCCTGCGGCTCATCGTCGAGGCCGAATTCGTCGTCATCATCCTGCGCGGGCTCGTCGCCGAACATATCCTCGGCGTCCGCGTCACCTTCCGGTTCCGCGGGTCTGCTCGCCTTTTCCTCCTCAGTCGGGAACGCGTCCAGTACACGTTGGTGCAACTCGGCGCCGGTGGTCGAGGTTCCATAGCTGCCGCCCGTTTCGTCAAGAATCGCCTTAAGCACCTCCTGTTTTTCCGCGGTGTAGCGGGAGATGATGTTGCGGTCTTCGATGGGGTTCCATCCGAGTTTGCGGACGAGCGCCATGTATGCAGGCTCGCCGGTGTCTGCGCTGCCGCCGTGCTCTTTTCCTGCAGCAATGGTCTGCTGGCCTTCGCAAGGTTTAATGGTGGGCGCGTCCGCCGTGGCCACGAACGATACGCCGTCTGCCATTTTTTCGTTGGCGGCGGCGAGGCGCTCCACAGCGCAGACAAAACGGTCGAGCAGTGCAATAATTTTTTCAAACATTTGTTTTCCCCTCAAAATCTGAATGAGTATTCTTCCGTGGCGTCGAATGCCACCTCGTCCGGTATCCCCCGCTGGTTTTTCCAGCAGTCGGGGCAACGATAATCCACTATCCGGCGGTTGCACTCGTGGTGCTTTCCGCTCGGGTCCGTCCACCCCGCGCACTTGCGGAGTGGTTGTTCCAGTATGTCCTGACACGTCGAGCAACGGGGGTGATAGTTGCCCTCCTCGTCGTAAAACTCCGCTATCGGGTAAATCTTCCTGCAGTATGTGCAGGCTTTCCTCGCTCCTTCTTCCTTCCTCCTGCTCATGGTTCCGCCTCGCTGCAATCTGTTCATCCGAGACAAGCGCTTTGATAAAATCAATGTCGAACCTGTCGCCCTCTTCCGGTTTCAAATCCAGTGCTTTCTCTGCAACCTCCTGTTTTTCTACCAGCAGCCGCACGACGTGAGCGTCGATACTCTGTTCGAGCACAAGGTGTTGAACCAGTACGCAGCCCGTGGCGCCTATGCGGTGGCAGCGGTCTTCCGCCTGTGTAACCCATCCCGGCGTCCAGTCCAGTTCCGCGAAAATAACGTGGCTTGCCGCGGTCAGGGTGATACCGACACCGGCAGCGCGTATGCCACCGATGAAAACTTTTACCGTCGGGTCGGTCTGGAAAACGTCTACCGGCGTCTGCCTGTCCTTTGTCCTGCCGGTTATCGTGACCGCCTTTATGCCCCGGGATGCGAGGCCCGCCGCGATTCCGTCGATTACGTCGTGGTGGTGCGCAAACACCACCACCTTGCCGCTCGCTTCCACAGCGTCGTACAAATACTCGAGCACCTGCGGGATTTTCGATACCGCGGTCTCTCTGCGTACCGCCGAGAGCTCTTCGAACAGCCCGAAGTGCGTCTGCTTCATCTTCTTGACCGCCGCCCTGTACTCTTCTTCGGATCGCGCGGCTTCGAGGTCTGCGGTCAGCAGGGCGAGCCGGGCCTCAATGGCTTTTTTCGCCTTGGCCTCCGCCTTGAGTGCTTTTGTGTTTCCGTCCGCTGACAGCTCCACGATCTGCCGGATTTTTGCGGGCAGTTCCTTTAGCACATCTTTTTTCAATCTGCGCACCATGCACGAGGTGCGGAGTTTTTCCTGCAGCTCGTCAAGGTTTGTCGCCCCTGAAACGTCCCATCCCCATTTGGATTGAAACGCCCCGCAGTAGCGGCGGGTGTACTCCCAATAACTCGGGAAGGTTTCGGGGGCGAGCGCGTGAATCACGGGCCACAGCTCCACGGGTTTGTTGAGGATCGGCGTTCCGGTGAGCATAAGCGTACGCTCGGCCATGACCGCCGGGGTGTAGCTCCGTTTTCTGCTATCCCCGAAAACCGCGCGCGTGCGCTGCGCCTTGAGGTTTTTCAGATAGTGGCACTCGTCACACACGAGCAGATCCCACGGTTTCGAGTCGAGCTCGCCCTTCAGCTTGAACAGGATATCGTAGTTTACGAGGATGATCTGCGTGTCCGGCCACCGCTTGGCCGTTGCTATACCGACGGACATGGGGCGGGTGAGCCACTTGCGCAGCTCGTTGCGCCAGTTCGTGAGCAGTGTTTTCGTGGCCACGATGAGCACATCGGATATCTCCGGCACGGCGTTTATGACGCCGATAGCCTGTATCGTTTTGCCGAGGTCAAAGGCCCATCTCGTCCGCGATAAGAACACCGCGGGCGGATAGGCCGGTACCTCCTTTTTGTGTTTGATAGTCTCCGAAGGCGCGCAGCGCGTACGCGACCCCCGCTTTCTGATAGGGTAGGTATGCAAGCCCCGCGGGGGCCGGTATGCTGATATCCGCGTCCGTGGCCGCCGAGGCGTCGAGCGCCTCCTGCCTGCTCTGCCGCAGCTCGCCGAGCTGGGCGGACGCTTTACTGTCCGCATACTCCGCGAGCTTGTCGGCGTGCGCCGGGTTGCGTGTGTACCAGACTTTGCGTGCCTTATCCCACTCGAACCCGGCGTTCATGGGCAGAAGCCGCTCGGCGAACGAGCCTTTCCACACCCAGCGTTTCAGGGTTTCGTCGTAGGCAAGGGGGTTTGTCATCCCAGCGCTCCGAACGCTTTTACCGTGGCCTCAGCCGCCGCGAGCGCGCCGGATGTGTTCTCCCGCGGCGGTTCAATATTCATAAATCCGGCGAACCGCAGCAGCTCGGGGTGCTGCTCAAAAAGTTTGCGGGTGGTCGTGTACATGCCGATGATCGTTTCCCAAGCATGTACCAGTTTATTAACCTCGCACTCGAATGTCTCTCTCAGGTGGAACCACTCGGCAAGGTTATCCTGCCGGTTCTGTGCAAGCCAATCGCCAGTCGTGTCCGATCCCCGCGCTTTGCTGTCCATACACACCGAGCCAGCAACCATATACACGGCTGGCGTAAATTCTTGGCTGGCTACATACCTGAACGAATTTGCGCACAAACTGCCGTCGTTCTTTCTGCTGAACCGCGCGCATGTAGTGCCAGATCTGCCGACACCGTATTTTTCAAGGATTGCGCGGTCCGCGTAGGGCACGACTATTGCCTGATGCTCCGCGATTGCGTTCTCCATTTCATCCTCAAGTTCAAGCATGCGCCTGCCCGCGGGGGTGTCGAGCCACTGTTTCGCCGCGTCCTTGCGGATCGCACGGGCAATGCTGCTTCGCATGGACGCATTAATCCTCACGCTTTTCATTCTGTTTTCTCCTGCATAATGTTTGCGAGTGCCACGTCGTTGATGCCGCCGGATAATTTGTTCCGTACGCGCACGGTCAGCCCGCCAGCCTTGTTTACTCTCCATCCGGTTACGACACCGCGCGAGGGCGGCGAGCCTGCGCGGCTGCGGTATGTGATTACCCTGCCCGCACGCAGCACTCCGGCCGCCGCTCTGCGCAGCGCGGACACCGCGGCCCGCGTCTGCCTCTCGGCGTTGCGCAGCTTTTCGAGGTTCGGTCCGTTTGTCATGATTGGGTCAATCCTATGCCTGATGTTTTCAAAACAACTCGCTCGCCAATCCAGCGCATAACAGGTACAGCCATGCTGTTGCCCAAGGCTTTGTATCGAGGGCCGTCGGGGCAGTCATCAACAGTGCACCCCTTGAGCCTAAGCCCGCGCTTATTCAGCTCCGCTTCATAGCTCAACCCCTTCTTTTGGCACATCTGGTACAGTTTCCACGGTATGGCGGTGTAGCCGTCTGGAAAGCCCTGCAACCGCTCGCACTCAGTGGGGGTCAGGCGGCGGACTTGCATATCGGGTGTCATAACGCCGTCATGCCTGCCCCCTTGTCCTCCGCGTTGCAATGTTGCGCCGCATTCAATGTGTGCGGTCAATTCCTCTGACCAGCCTATCGCCACACACAAGGCGCTTAGGGGAGTGCCTGCCCCGCGACTCCTGCCAAGGCTTGCCTCAATAGTTCCGGCAACTTCTTCCCGCGTTTCTCGGCGCGTCGGAGTATCCCCGCGCAGGCTTTTGCCGATAGATAGTATCGACGCGGGACAGGCCCTTTCTCCAATGTCTGCGATAACGTTGTTATCAACGGCAAGCGCAAACACACGTCTACGCCTCTGGGCAACGCCGAAAAATTGCGCGTCGAGTATGCACCACGCCACTCGCCGTCGTTGTCCGCACACCAAGCCTGCACGGGGCCACCTCCCGCTTTCAGTTTCAAGGGCTTCATCCGCTCCACAGAGTGCGGCAAGCAGGTTTCCGAATCCGTTTGTTTTGTCCGAGAGCACGCCGGGGACGTTTTCCCAAAGAGTGAAAGCTGGGTTAATCGCATCTGCAAGCTCCGTAAATTTAAGTGTTAATTGTCCGCGCGTGTCGGTAAGCCCCCGGCGTCTACCTGCTACGCTAAACGCTTGGCATGGTGTGCCGCCGACGAGCACATCAACCTTGCCCCTGTACTGACTGCCATCAATGTTCGCCATGTCGCCGAGGTTCGGCACGTCTGGATAATGGTGTGCCAAAACCGCCGCGGGGAACGGCTCAATCTCACTGAACGCCACCGGCTGCCAGCCAAGCGGGTGCCATGCCACGGTTGCAGCTTCTATCCCACTGCACGCTGAAAAATATCTCACGGGCGGAACCTCTCGCGTTTTCAGTCCTTGTAACCCATGGGCATGACTATGACCTGATACCCTGCGAGCGGTACTTCGGTGCCACCCTGATACACGTCGATAAATACCGGCGCTTTATTTGTGCCGTCCTTATCGGGTTCGCAGAACCGCATCCGGAACGAGCAATCCCGCCCGAACGCGTCCATCAGCAGCCGGAGCGACGACGCCGAGAACCCCACGGACGCCGTGGCTTCCCCGCACTGCTCGCGCTTCTGGAAAAACTGATCGCTCTGGATAGGCTGATAGTTCTTTTTCGCCGTCCCCGGCTGGACGAAAAGCTCCTGTTGCGCTCTGTTCAGCACAACGAGCCTTTTACCATCGTAGTGCACCGCCGCCGCGGTCTTGTGCTTCGCCCATTTCACAAGGTCGGGTGTAACCGTGACGAGGATCTCGGGCTCCCAGTCGGTATCGATTTCCGCCGCGGCGCCTGTAATAAACCCGTCGCACTCCGTGGTGTATCTGCACGCAGCGAACCCGTTCAGCGCGACGGCCACGATATGCTCCGTCTGCAAAGTCTCACATTTTTCGTACCGTACGTGTACACACGTGAGTGTCTCGGTGGAGTCGTCAGAACTCCTGAATGCTGCCACCCTCGCGAATGCTTCCGCTGGAAAAGAAAACTCAGTTATAGCCATTATTTACTCCTTGCCGCCGTTCGCGGCTTCGTTCAGCATAATGTAAACGTCTGTCAGTGCCTCCCGCCCGCACGGCCCGTCGTCGCGCACATCCTCGCTGATTTTCCGCGCGGCTTCGGCGCAGACTTGGCGCAGCCGCTCGTTTTCCTCAGCAAGCAAACAAGCCTCGTCCTCAAGGTGCACGTATCCATTGCGGAGATGACAAATCTTGCTTTTAAGCGAGAACCTTTCGCTTTCTTTGATGGCAAGAGCATCCCGTAGCTGTTCGTTTTCAGCCACTGCCTGCTGTATTTCATCAACAAGGACTTTCATGTCTTCCGCCTCCCTCGTTGGTGTTGTTCTCAATTCGGTGCCGCGGAGTGTCGCCGTTCCCCGCGGCACCTATTGATCCCCAACCAGCCTATCCGGTCGGGGAGTTCCGCCTCTTGTGTCTGAGCGTTTGAAAATATGTGTGCGCCGTCGCCCTGCGCACCTCCGGAGCGCCCATATCCACGAGGTGGAACCGGGCGCTCACGAGGATTGCCTCGGCCTGCGCGATATCGTCGTAATCCTCCTGCATGAGCGCCTCGGGGATATCGCCGACCAGTTTGACCGCGCGGTCTACGAGGGTCTGTACACGCATCACATACCGCATGGCGGTGGCCGCCTGCTCGGGAGTGCGGCAGGACTCCGCGACGCGGACCGCTTTGAACGCGAGATCGGTAAGGGTAGTCATTTCAAAATCTCCTCAAGCGCGAACCTCTCTTCGAGGTCGTGTACCGATGCCTGATGATGAAAACAGATGGGCGGGTTCTTCTCTGTGAAAATGAGCTCTTCCTCGGCGAACGCTTCCCACTTCTTCGGGTCTGCCATTTCCTTTTCCCAATCGAGCATCCGGCGCCACAGCTCGGGGCGGTGTTCCCTGAGCTTGCGCAGACTGTCGAGGGATTGGAGCGGGCAGCAGTAACACGACACCCGATGAAAAATGTCGTAAAGCCCACCCCAATGGAACCCGCGGGCTTTACAGTACGCGAGCGCCTCGGCCTCGGTTACACCCCAATCTATGAGCGGATACCAGTGCCTGCGCCCCTGTTTGCGCTGGGCTATAGCCCCCGGCTTCTCTGGTCGGAAACATTCATCGGCGCCGTATCCTATAGCCTCGTATATGGTGCCGACGCCTTTTATCTGTTCGAGCCCTTTTTTGTAATGATGCCAAGCACGCGTTTTAATTCTGGTACACCAGCGCCTGAACGGGCTCGGCCAACCATTGCCGACCCTGCGCAGGTGTCCCGCTTTTTCGCTGCTCGTCCGCGCGTTCCAGAAAACATGTGTTTTCAGTAACCACTCGTTGAACCCCTTCGGGGATTCGAGGAGAACAACCTTGCGGCCCGACACCTGTTCAAACAGGGCTATGTGCTCGTACATCTCGGGGAACTCCCATCCCGTATCGAACATGACCGGGTCGAGAAATTCCACTCCCCTGTCCTGCATCATCAGGATCATGGCCGTGGAGTCCTTGCCGCCGCTGAACGAGGGGAGAACGGAGAATGGTGTACTCATCAGAACCCCCGCCCTTTCCTGCGGGGCATCGTGGCCGCGTCGGCATCTTCGTATGTCAGCCCGGATACGGTGGTGTGCCTGCCTTCTTTCGTTACGGTGATATCGGTGGTCATTTGCGGAACTCCTGTTTTAGTTAATCCCAAAATAACGCGCCGGAATCGTCGAGACCCCGACGCGGTGTTTTTGAAATTATCTTTCCAGTCCTTTCTTTGCCTCTGCTCAGCTATCCGGCGGCTAACCGTGTTACACACGTCGAGGCTTCTACCGTCCTGCTGGCTCCCGCGTCCTACTGATTGGCGGGCTTGGCTCCACTATTTGATTTTTAAAGAGCGGGTCGGCTTCCTCGCCGTCCGTGATTCCAATATACACTTGTCGCGTGAACATGCAAGCCCTTTTGTACATTTTTCTGAAATTTTTTATTTCACTTGAAAAGCGTAATATATTCTGCGTATATGCGGTTCGGAAAAGGTCTGGATAGTGGTTGCAGGTCTGTCGGTCGAGGCGTTCAGCCTCGCGAATAGCCGTACCGAGTGAACACCTGACAGGTGAACGTGGTTGACGAATGTTCACTTGTCAGATTACATCACTCTCATGAAATGGTTTAAAGGCGAAAAAGCAGCACTCGCGCGGGCTGCGGGAATGAAACAGCGCGAGCTCAACAATTTTGCACGGGGATCACGGAAATTTTCCGTAGAAATGGCGCGCGTTCTGGAGGACGCGTCTGCCCGCGTGCTTGGTGAGACTCGCCGCATACCCGCTGCCGCATGGCTCCGGCTCGAAGGCCACCCCCTGATAGAAAATTTTGTCACGCGCAGCCCTGCGCACTGTGAGGGCGACCGTGACACATAAAGAACGCACCGCAAACAACCTGCGGGGCGCGCTTCTTTTCCTGTCGTTGTACCCCGACGCAAAACTTTTTCCGGCATACGCGCGGAAAGAGGGCGACGGGTACACGCACCAGCCGCTGGTTGCGTGGCGCTCCGAGGCGTCCGGAGACCCTGACATGCTCAAGTATTGGGCGTGGGAGCTGGTGTCCCATTCTATAGACAGGGAGACAGGAAAACCGCGCCGTCTGCGGAACAACGGACAGAGGACCGTGTATTTCTGTATCGCCGCGGATCAGTCCGGCGTCCAGATTGTGGATGCCGACGACAAGCACGGCAAAGACGGGAACGACACGATTACCGCGCTTGCACTGGATGGAAAACACCTGCCCGAGACCCTGCGGTCCCGCACGCCTTCTGGCCGCGGTGGCCACTGGTTCTACCTCGGGCCGCCTGTCCGCCACGTGGCCGGATCGATGGGTGAGGGGTTGGACACGCCTGTAATGGCCCCGCTGCCCGGGCAGGACGCGCACCCCAAGGGGCGGTATGAGGAAGTTGTGGACGAGCTGGGCATGCCGTACCCTATGGTGCAGGCACCTGAATGGATACGCTACCTCGCGGGCGCCCCGAAACCGAAACACGCCGACGTGCTGGAGAACTACGCCGGAGAACTCGACGCCGACAGGTATGTCGAGGAAATGACGGAATACCTCGAACGCACGGCCCCCGATGTCACCGAGCGCAACGTGGCTGCGCACAGAGCCGCGGCCATGATGCGGGACTACGCCATATCAGAAGAGAAAAGCGCGGAGCTTCTGCGCGAGGTCTGGCGCCCGCTCCTGCCCGATCCTGATTTCGAGGACTCGGAGATAGAAAAATGTGTCCGCTCCGCGTGGGCCACCGCGCAGAACCCTATCGGATGCAAAACCGTCGAGGGCGCAGAGGCCGCGTTCGGCGCCGCGCTCACCTGCGAAGCGCAACCCTCATCCACCGACAAAAACGGCCGTATCGAACTGCGCAACGTTATTTTCCCCGACATGACGCGCGGAGACAACCCGCGGCCCATGGCGTCCATAGATAATGTACGCATGATAATGGCCGCGTACGGCATAACGGCGCGATACAACGCAATGTCTTTCCGGAGGGAGTATTATCACCCTTACGGCGGAAGCGCGGCGGTAATGGGTGACGACGCCATTACGCTGGTTCAGGATCTGGCGCTGCGCCACGGTATGACGAACGGCCGGAACCTCGCACCGCTCATGCAGCGGATCGCGTCGGAAAATGAGTATCACCCCATAAAAGCTTGGCTCGAACAGGACGGGGGTCGCTGGGATGGCGTGCCACGCCTGCAGAAACTGATAGCCACCGTCACCCCCCGAGACGAGTACCCGCTGGCACTCCGCGACGTTCTCATCGCTCGGTGGCTGTGCAGCGCCGTGGCCGCCTTGTACGCGCCCAATTTCTCCACGAGAGGAACGCTTACGTTTCTAGGCGGTCAGTCCATGGGCAAAACGTCGTGGTGCCGCGCACTCTGCCCGCCGGGCGCATTCCTCGAGGGTGCATCCCTAGACCCCGGCAACAAGGATTCCAAACTCGCCGCGCTGTCTCACTGGATAGTGGAGCTGGGTGAGGTCGGGTCAACCCTGAAAAAAGACATCGACGGGCTGAAAGCGTTCCTCACGAGCGCCCGGTACACCATCCGTAAACCCTATGACCGCGAGGAAACGGTCATGCAACGCCAGACCGTTTTTACCGCCACGGTGAATGATGATTTGTTCCTCAAGGATAGCACGGGCAACGCGCGGTGGTGGACAATACCGTGCGCAGAAATTGACTACTGCCACGGGCTGGACATGAGGCAGGTGTGGCTCGAGGTCAAAGAGACGTTATACGAAAAAGGGTATGCGTGGCACCTGACACCTGAGGAGCAGCGCATGCTAGACGCTGTTAACGCCGAGCACGTCATACCAGATGAAATAGCAGACGCAATAAATGACACGTTTGATTTCTCCACGCCACCGGACGAGTTCATGACCACAATAGAGGTCCTCGAGCTGACAGGCATACGCAACCCCAACGCCATGCAGCTACGCAAGGCCGGTGTGTTTCTGACACAGATGCTCGGGAGGCGGAGGTCAAATGGCGGCCGTAAAGGGTATCGCATGCCTGCTCTGCGGGACCGGAGCACGAGAGAAGCCGAGCGCCTCTTTGGTGAGAGTTCGGCCCCCGGATCGGCCCTTAATTAACTGCCATATCGACCCTGCGGCCCTGCCCCCGAGGCAGGGCCTTTTTCTGACCCATAACTGACCCCTGCAACTGACCCCATTTTATATCGACCCATGGTTGATAGTATATCGACCCTGATGGGGGACACTCAAGGGACACCAAAGGGACGCTAAAATCCGGGGAGTGACCCCTAAAAAATATTTAGACAAACCAGACTGTTATGGTGTAAGGGGACACTTAGGGACACTACTTTTTTAATAAAGATTAATTTATTTATATATGGTGTATATAGGGAGCGGCCGGGTGTCCAAGACCCTGTGTGAAATTGAGCGCGCAGAGTTTTTCGAAGTTTTCAAGTTTTTGAGCTTTTCAGTGACCCTGTGTCCCCTAGCACTATTTTTGCTCGAAAAATCCGTGGCAGGGTTGATATGGAAAACAGCTATATCGACCCCCAGAAGCACAAGAAAAACGGAGGAGAAAATGCGGATTTTTGTCGGTATCGATCCCGGCCTGAATGGTGGCGCCGTGGCTGTGAGCGTGGACCCGGCCCTGCTGCCCGAGCAGGGTGGCCAAGGTTTACTGGGTGGCCAAGGTTTACTGGGTGGCCAAGGTTTACAAGGCAGCCAAGGTTTACAAGGCAGCCAAGGTTTACAAGGCTTACAAGACTTACAGGGCATCCAAGGTTTACAAGGCAGCCAAGGTTTACCGTGCCTACAGGGTGGTCAAGGTTTACAAGGCGGAAGGGGTTTCGAGGTTGTGGACACCATCTCCACAAAGGCCCTTTCCGCCGCGGAACGGGCTCATACTATGAGCCAATGGCTCATAGTTTATGAGCCGGAGAAGGTGCTTTTGGAGCAAGTTACTGTAATCCAAAGACAAAGAGGTAATGACAAGCTGCTCGCTAGCATGGGCTGGTGGCAAGGCGTGCTCGATGCGCACGCGCAGCCGTACGAGCTTGTGCGTCCTACGCTCTGGAAGCGGCGTGCAGGCATTCCGCCTGCCCCGCGTGGGGCTTCGGATACGCAGATCAAAAAACTGGCCGTAGAACGGGCAGAACAGCTTTTTCCGGGTGAGTGTTTCCGCGGAGCGCGCGGTGGCGTATCGGGTTGTGACTGGAAGGCCGAGGCCGCGCTCATGGCGTTATGCGGCGCGTGCTCTCTCAAAACATGGTAGACGCTAAAAACAGGCGCATGGTATCGGGGTGGTGCTGACACATACAAGCCACCCGATAGAAATTGCCGGAGTAACAGTTATGTCTGAAACGTCCGTGGATATGGTCAACCACCCCCCGCACTACGCGGGCCACCCGAGCGGTGCCGAGTGCATCGAGATCACGTCGCACATGGGTTTTTGCGACGGCAACGCGTTCAAATACGTTTTCCGCGCCGGGCAGAAGGGCGACAAACTCGAGGATCTGCGCAAGGCTGTGTGGTACCTCGAATTTGAAAAAGAACGCGCGCGGGATTTTGTGCCCACGGGCCGCCCGCTGATTCTGCCGCTTGCGCGGTATGTGGAGTGGGCCATGGGCCAGGGGTCCAAAGAGGACCGCGGGCGCGCCGGGGTTCTCATGAGCATATGGGCGCGCGAGTATGCGGACGCTGCGCAGCAGATAAAGCTCTGGATATCCGAGCTCGAGTCGGGGGCGGCGTATGCCTAACGGAGTTATACCGACATCGTGGTTTGTCCGGTTCCGGCGCGAGTATGAGGCGGCGTGTGCCAAGCACCCGCTTTTTCCTACACCCGGCAAGCACCCGTTGCAGATCGTCATGGAAGAGCTGGGCGAGGCATGCCGCGCATTCAACGATGGTGATTTCGCCCACGGCGAGCAGGAGCTCGACCAGTGCATGGTGACTATCAGGCGCTGGCAGGAGATGGAGAACAAAAATGTACCGATGTAAATTTTTCTCTATCCGTGAGCTGGTATGCCCCGAGTACCTGAACGCCTATCCCGAGGGCGTTCTGTGGAGCCGGTTTTCTCCTGACCGGCTCCGCGTACTCGACCTGATACGCGAGGATTTCGGGCCGGTGGTCATTAACGGCCGGTTCGGCGGTCAGGTGTTTACCGAGTCCGGAGTGCGTGCGCACGGCACAGATACAGGGGCGTCGCTGTCCATGCACAAGTTATGGGCGGCGTTCGATCTCAAATTCACAGAGACTACGCCCGTGGTGGTGCAGGACGCTATTCTCTCGAACCCTGCGCGGTATGCGCCGGTCACGCGCATGGAAGACGCGCGCGTCACGGCTACGTGGCTGCATATCGATTTCGGCAACCCCGCGCTTGACGGCGGGATTTATCTTTTCAGACCCTAGCGGCGGAGGTGGATATATGCTGTGCCCTGACTGCGGGAACGACACGTTTGTAAACCGCACCATGAAAACCAACTGCGGCACGGCCGTTGTCCGCATCCGTATCTGCAAGAAATGCCTCGAGGCGTTCCGTACCGAGGAGAGCCCCATTTACAAAATCAAGCGCAACGACTCCGGCCAATGGGTGGCTAACGGCAAATAGGCGCACATATGGAGCGCAAGGGGGTGATCCGCTTGGTAGGAGGGAAGCATTGCATTATGCCTTGCTTCCCTTCGTCGTTTGCGACGGCGGCGCGGCTGCGGAGACCGAGGGAGAAAGTCAGAAAAGCCATGCTTACACCCACGCCTCGAATCCCTGCCGCGCCGTTCGTTGCATTAAAACCCAAGGAGCCTAACACATTGGAGCCCGAAGTAATGAGCGTTTCAACTATAAGCACCGGCGTAGCCGGAGCGTCCGGCGTAGCCTTCGGGGCGTGGTTGCTAAAACTGCTTCTTGGGCGGTATCTTGCAGAGAGAGACAAGCGGGACGCGGAATTGACCGCGTCGCTCAATGCTCTTAGAGAGGAGCTTATGGCGCTCAAACTGCAGGACGTTAAACAGAGCGGGGACATGATGACCCGCACGGAATGCGAGGCGTGTCGCGCGAAATGTGAGATGCGGCGCGAAAAGGATATTCAGGAGTTGAGCCGGAGAATAGACCGGCTGTGTGACCAGCTCGAGGAGCTGACACGAATGTTGATCGCCCGGGTAAATAACGGGGCCCTGCAGAACAAAGGGGGCGAGTGATGCCTATTCCCCTGATTCCTCTGGCGGGCCTGATCATGAACGCCATTCCGTCCATTGTCGGCCTGTTTGGCGACGAGGATGCGGAGAAGACCGCGGGCAAGGTGGTTGATATCGCCAAGACGGTCACCGGGCTGTCAGACCCCGATGAAGCGGTTCAGGCCGCGGTTAAAGACCCCGCTCTGCTGAAACAGATTGAAGTGCAGGCGCACGAGTACCGGCTGGAACAGCTCAAAGCCGAAACGCTCATCGTGAAAGAAGTCAACGCCACTATGCGGGCGGAAACGCAGTCGGAAGACCCGTGGTCAAGACGGTGGCGGCCCTTCTGGGGGTTCGTGTCTGCCGTAGCATTCGGGCTGGTGGCTCTCGCAATTTCAGGCGTGCTTGTCATGATGGCATGGCAGGATACCGCCTCTTTTATTGCCCAGCTCCCCGCGGTGGTTTCCAGTATGGCTGCGCTGTTCGGTATTCCTGCTGCTATCCTCGGCGTTGCGTCATGGCATCGCGGAAAAATGCAGCGCATAAAGGCAGGCGAAACGGTGCAGGGCAGAAACCTTTTTGAGCTTATCAGGAAGGCGAGGCAGTGAAGGACACGCTTGAAAAGCTGGGGGTAACCAAGGAAAAGCTGGCGAAGGAGTATATCGCCATGGCGTTCTCCAGTATCGCCGACGTCATGACCGATGACGGGGAGCTCAAAGGTCTAAATCAGCTCACGGTGCCCGCGCGTAAGGCGGTTAAATCGATCAAGCGCGCCACCGGGCGCTCGCGCAGTACAAGCGTTGAGATGCACGATAAGCACCGTGCACTCGAAAAGCTGGTGAAGTGGTTCGGCGTTGAGGATGGCGAGGGCAACCCACTAGGTGGCGGTGGCATGGCCGTTATCGTGGAGACCGGGATACCCTACGCTCCGGGCGGAGCGCCCGAAGCGGAACCGGAAGAAGAGGACGATCTTTTCTCATGATGCGTACGCGAGTCTCCACAGGTTACCGGCCACATTCTTTTCAGGCGCGCATACACCGCGACATAAAGCGTTTCAGCGTTCTTGTATGTCATCGGCGGTTCGGCAAAGCGTTGGACGTCGCAACCCCGGTGCCAATGGCTGACGGCTCATGGAAAACGATGGGGGATTTGAAGGCTGGTGATGTTATCTTCGGGAGTGACGGGGCGCCGGTAAAGGTGCTTATGGCACATCCGGTCATGTTTAACCGCGAGTGCTACGAGGTCGAGTTCGCGAGCGGCGAGGTTATCGTTGCTGACGCTGAACACCTTTGGGTGACAACCAGAAAGAAGGATCGGCATAACCCGGTGCGTACCGCAGAGGGCAGGGTAAATATGCCTCGTCCCGCGGAGCCTCGCACGACAAAGGATATTTATAACAGCCTGAGGTCGCGAGGGGAGTTTAATCACCGCATACAGATTCACAGCGCCGTACAGTACCCTGCGCGGTTGTTGCCTTTCGATCCGTACCTTTTGGGCGTTTGGCTCGGCGACGGAACCGCCAGATCGGCCGAGGCCACCACGATGGACGCCGAAGCCGTGGACGCCATGCGCAAAAGCGCGGAAGCCTTCGGGTGGAGATTGAAAGAAACTAACGCGCAGAACGCAGGAAAAGCCACCACGTACCGTGTTAATGGCGGCGTGCAGGCGCGTCTGCGTGAGCTAGGCGTCCTTGAGGATAAGCACATCCCGGATGTGTTTTTGACTGCGGACATAGCACAGCGTAAAGCGCTGCTCCGCGGTATTATGGATGCGGACGGGTGCATCAACGCCAAGGGTAATTACTGCGAGGTTGTACAGCGCAGTAAGCGCCTTGCGGATGATATCGAGCGGCTGTTGTTGTCGTTGGGTATGCATCCGCACGTCGATGAAAAGGTGGTCAAAGGGCAGACGTATTACCGCATAGGGTTTAGACCGAATTTCAATTGCTTTACCGTTCCACGACATCGAGACCGGTATGTGCCAGCGCCTGAACGCGGCAGGTGGCAGTCTATCGTCCGTGTGGAGCGGGTGGCATCGCGCCCGGTGCGCTGCATAACAGTGGACGCGCCAGACAGCTTGTACCTTGTCGGGCGAAGGTTCACGGTGACACATAACACGATCCTCGCGGTGAACACGCTCATAGACGCCGCGGCTCGCAGCAAAGCGGTCGACCCTCATTTCGCATACGTGGCGCCGCAGTACAACCAGGCGAAGAGCGTAGCGTGGAATTACCTAGTGCGGTTCGCCTCGGCCGTGCCCGGGGTGGTGGTCAACAAGTCTGAGCTTTCCATAACGTACCGGCACAACAACGCCAAAGTGCGCCTGTTCGGCGCTAACAACCCGGACAGTCTCCGCGGTCTGTATTTTGACGGCATCGTCCTCGATGAGGTGGCCGACATGAAACCGGAAGTGTGGGGTGAGGTTGTCCGTCCGGCGCTCGCAGACCGCAAAGGATGGGCGCTGTTCATAGGTACCCCGAAAGGGTACGATATGTTTTACGACCTCTATACTCACGCGCTGAATGACCCCAAGTGGTATGCGGGACTGATAACCGTCGAGGATACCGTGGATGACCCCGGCGTTCTCATTGACCGCGAGGAGCTTGAGCTCGCCAAGTCTTCAATGACAGAAAACCAGTTCAGGCAAGAGTTTATGTGTGACTTCACGGCATCGTGCGAAAACACGCTTATCACCATCGACGTGGTGAACGCCGCCACCGGGCGCTACATACACGCGTCGGACTACTCCGAAGCTCCGCGCATCATCGGCGTTGACGTGGCGCGGTTCGGGGATGACCGCTCGTGTATCGTGAAACGGCAGGGTCTGGCCATGTTCGAGCCGCTCATTTACAAGGGCGTTGATAACATGTGGCTCGCCGGGCAGGTATCGCGGGAGATAGATGATTTTGAACCCGACGCGGTGTTTGTGGACGCTGGAAGGGGCGAGGGCGTTATCGATCGGCTCCGCCAGCTCTCACCGCTGCGTGACCGGAAGGTGCCCATAATCGAGGTGAATTTCGGCGGGAGCGCGGCTAACGCCACGCTGTACCGCAACAAGCGTACTGAGATGTGGTTCGGCATCAAAGAGTGGCTGGAGGCTGGTGGGTGTATCCCGAAAAACAAAAGACTTATTCAGGATCTGGTGCTCCCGACCTACCATTTTGACGCCGCCAACCGCCACGTACTCGAAAGTAAAGACGATATGAAGACCCGCGCGGGGTTCTCGCCGGATATCGGTGACGCCCTCGCGCTCACGTTCGCGGCCCCGATCCGCAGAGAAGCAGACAAGCGGGTGAAGGCTCGAACCTACGACCCGCGCACCTACAAATAAGGAGCTCTATCATGTGCAGCAGTAAACCCAGCATGCCCTCGACCCCGCCGCCCCCGCCGCCCCCGCCGCCCCCGAAGAATCCTAAAGAGATCTCGGCGGCGTCCAAGGAAGCGAAGCAGGCGCAGGCCGATAAGGCCGCGGCCAACTACGGCGCGAGTGCAACCATAAGCACAAGCCCGCTCGGTCTCAACGAAGCGGCGAACACCAAGAAAAACAAGCTCGGGTAAGGGGGCGTCATGTCGTTACGCACCAAACTGGACGATCTGCGCGCGCGCCACGACCAGCTCCTGCATGACCGTGAACCGTGGGAACCTGCTTGGGAAGACGTGGCCAAGCATTTTCTGCCGCATAAGTGCCGATTCACGGATAAAGAGGACGTGACGCGGACGAACGGGGGTATCCTGCGGGAGTCTCCGCTCAACGCTGCAGGTATTTACGCGTTGCGTGATCTGGCCGCGGGGCTGCACGGCGGCATGACGTCACCGGCGAGACCGTGGTTCCGGCTCACACTGCCGGACCGCGATCTTGCGCGGCACCGCACTGTGCGCGAGTGGCTGGATGGGAACACAAAGGCTATGCGCAACGTGTTTGCGCGGTCGAATTTCTACCGCGCGGCACACGAGATTTACGGGGAGCTGGGCGGCTTCGGCTCCGGTTTCATGTTTATAAAGCCCCACTCCCTCGACCAGACGCGCCTCATTTTCAGCCCGCTCACCGTCGGGGAGTATTCCATGGCAGACGACGAGATAGGGGACATTGACACCATTTCCCGCGTGCTCGTCATGACCGCCCGGCAGATTGTACGCGAGTTCGGGTATGATAACTGCTCGGACAATGTGAAACGTGCGTTCAACCTCGCCTCATCCACCATGACGCGGTTCAAGGTTGTGCACATGGTATACCCGCGCAACGACCGTGACCCGAACAAGATGGACGCGAAGAATAAGCGTTTCGCGTCCGTGTGGTACGAGGAAGGCTCTAGGGATAAGCTCCTGCGCGAGTCCGGGTTCGATGTTTTCCCGGGTGTCGGCGTCCGGTGGTCAGTCACAGGCCACGATGTGTACGGGGTATCACCGGCCATGGACACACTCGGGGACGTAAAGATGCTCCAGAATATGGAGTATACGCACCTGAAGGGGTTGCATAAAATGGCAGACCCTCCGACGGGCTCCGGCTCTGACATGGACCGCCTCGACCTGCACCCCGGTGGCCAGAACCCCGGTGTTGTGACTAACACGGGTGCGATGGGTGTTTACCCGATCTATCAGGTGGACCCGCGCACGCAGGAGCTACAGCTCAAGATCAACGATGTGAAGCAGCAGATCCGCGAGGGCATGTACAACGATCTGTTCTCTATGCTGTCCCGCTCGCCTGTCAGCAACATGACGGCGACGCAGGTAGCGGAGATGCAGGAAGAAAAGCTCATCATGCTGGGGCCGGTTATCGAGCGGCTCAACGATGAGTTTTTCATGCCTCTTATCGACATAACGTTCGCGCATATGCTGGCCAATGAGATGGTGCCGCCGCCCCCCGAAGAGATACAGGGCATGCCTATCAAGGTTGAGTTTGTGTCACTGCTCGCGCAGGCGCAGAAACAGCTCGGCACCGTGGCTGTGGAACGGTACATGAATTTCGTGGTCAACTATGGGCAGGCTATCCCCGAGCTCATGGACTCACCGGAAATTGACCGCGTGGGCGACGGCTATGCGGAGATGCTCGGGGTGGACGTTGAGATGGTGGCTTCGCAGGCTGACAGGGACGCGAAGCGCCAGCAGCGTGCGCAGATGCAGCAACAGGCTGTTATGGCGGAACAGGCGCAGCAGGCGGCCGCCGCCGCGCACTCCGCGGGCAATACGCCCACCAAGGGCGGGGAATCCTCGCTCCTCGATGACGTTATGGAATCCCTCACAGGCGCCGCAGCTAACACGGTGGCGGGAGATATAATCTGATGAGCGAAATGTACAACGAGGTGGCCGCGCGGGTTGAGGGTATGTTCGCAGACCCCGGGCGCAAAAGGAGCGAACGGGACAAGGCGCTCGAACGTAAGCGCATGCGTAAACTCTTTGAGGCGCAGCTATCCACCCGCGAGGGCCGCGAGTTTATTATCTGGCTGCTCCGGCAATGCCACCTGTTCCACACGACATTTACCGGGAACAGCCTCGGGCAGTTTCTTGAAGGTAAGCGCGCTGTGGGGCTGAAAGTGCTTGAAGAGGCCGCATATGTGGAGCCTGCTTTTTTCGCTAATGCGATAAAAGAGGGCATAATTGACTGTGAGTCTGTGCTCACGAACGACAAGGAGAAGAGGAATGCCTGACGAACACACGACCCCCGGCGGAGCGGGTGACACCAATTCCGCCCAAGGCGGAAGCGAGTTCACCCCTGCCATGGGCGGAGAAAACTCCGAGGCAGGCGCGGCTCCCGAAGGCGGCGCAGGCGGTGAAACGGCGCCCGAAGGCAAAGAGGGTTTTGTCCCTGCCATGGGTGGGGAGGGCGAAGCTCCCGAAGGCGACAAGGCCAACGGCGACAAGGCCGAAGGCGAGGCGCCCGAAGGCAAAGAGGGTGAGGACGGGGGCGAGGTTCCCGAGTCCTATTCTCTTGACAAGGTGGAGCTGCCGGAAGGCGTCGAGGTAAGCGATGCGCTGCTCGAAAGCTTCACCCCCGTGGCCAAGGAGCTGGGCTTGTCGCAGGAAAAATTCGACAAGGCAGCAAAGTGGTTTGCGGAACAGCAGGCCGAACAGGAGCAGGCGCGGACGAACGAGCTTATCAGGTTTTTTGACGACCGCGACAAGACAAGGCTCGACGCGCTCCGGTCTGACCCTGAGATAGGCGGGGACCGGCTGCGGTCGAGCCACCAGCTTGTAAACCGGTTCCTGAAAACATTTGATACTGACGGCGAAGCGGTGAAGTACCTCGGCGAAATGCGCGAGCAATTCAACCCCGCGCTGTTCAAGATATTCCACCGGGCAGCCAAAGCAATGTCCGACGATGTACTGGTCGGCGGAAACCCGCCGAAGGACGCGAGAGAAAAGCCCGCGTATGAGCGCATGGGCTGGAAACCTCTCGAAGAATACTCGAAGAAATAACCACCATACGGCAGGAGGATACCTAAGATGCCCGCAACTTTTAATGCCGCGCAGGTGTACACCCTCGCGGAAATGCAGCAGTTTTACGAGCCTGACGGCTCCCTCTCGACGCTGATTAACATGCTCAAGCAGGACAACCCCATGCTTGAACATGCCAAGTGGCGCGAAGGCAACCAGACCGACGGCCACAAGCACAAGATTGTGACCAAACTCCCCCGCCCGGCCTTCCGGCGCCTGTACAAAGGTGCCAACTATACCAAGTCCGGCGTGGCCGCTGTGCATGACACCTGCCGCCAGATTGTTGACCGCTGGGCGGTGGACGTGGACGAGTTGCAGATGTACGAAGGTCCGGCAGCACAGAATGCTTTCCGCATGCAGGAAGGCGCGTTGCATGTCGAAGGCATGCGGCAGTTCTTCTTTGAACAGCTCATTTACGGCAACATGGACGTCAATGCCGACGAGATCCGCGGGTTGCATGCGCGGTATCCCTACAAAGACGCCCCCGGTGTTATCGACGCCGGAGGGACTACCGGAGACATGTGCTCCGTGTGGGGCATCGCGTGGGCGGATAACAACGACCACCGCGGCCTGACCTGCATCACCCCCAAGAATATGAAAGCCGGATTGCAGCACAAAGACCTCGGCGAGTTCGACGCCTTCGATGAAGACAACAAGCCTTACCGGGCGCTCGGGGATGAATGGAAATGGAATATCGGCACCGCGCTGGGTGACTGGCGTTACGTCGTGCGCATCGCCAACATTCCCGTGGCCAACCTCAGCAAGCCCATAGGGGATGTTGATTACGTCGATCTGAAAGACCTTTTCATCAAGGCCAAGTACGCGCTCTGCACCGCGGCCCGCCGCCGTGTTCAGTGGTACGCGCCCAACGCAATCATGGCTGCCCTTGAAAAGCAGGCCAGCGACAAGGACAACGTGCACCTGCGCTACGGCGAGTATTTCGACTCGAAAGACGTGCTCATGGTCAACGGCCGCCCGATCTTCGAGTGCGAGGGTCTGCTGGAAACCGAAACCCCGCTTATAGCCACCCCGGCTTAAGCGGTGGAAGCGAGACCTTAACGAGGGGCTGAAACGCCCCTCATAACCAAATAAGGGAATGACCCATGCTTGATAATCTCGCGATCTTTTCCGATCATCAGGCCATTACCGGCACCGCGTTGTCGGCGAAGGCCATTCAGTTCATGGACCATGTGAAGACCGGCGAGCCCGTAAAGCTCCTGCTCCGCGTGACGGAAGATTTCAACAACCTTACGAGCCTGACCGTCGAGGTTCATGTCTCGGACACCGAAGGGGGCACGTACACCAAGCACACCACCGGCCCGACCATTGCCGCCACGGACCTGAAAGCGGGCGCCGACCTCGGAATCCGCTTCCTGCCGCCCGTCGACAAACCGTGGGTGAAACTCAACTACGTTGTGGCAGGTACCGCGCCGACCACCGGCAAGGCGTTTGCCGCCGTTGTCGAGGGCGAAGACTACCCGTGGCGTGATGGGCTGTATTTCAGTCCCCGCAACCCTTCGGGTGCTGCTGCCACCGCTAAACCCTAGAAAGGCGGTGTGACATGAAACTGATTTGCACACGTCAGTGCTTCGCCGGGCGGATGTTCCTGCCCGGTGACGCCACCTCGGAGGAACAGCTCAAGGCGATGGGGGTTCCCGAAGTGCCCGCGCACTTTGCCCCTGCGGACTCCGAAGAGGCCGCCGAGGTTTCGCTGGATGCGGACGGGAACGGTTTTACCACCAAGGACGAGATGGTGGCGTGGCTCAATGCTAAGGGGATTCATTTTCCCTCGAGCGCCAAGAAAGCCGACCTCGCCGAGCTGATCAAGATTGAAATGGCCAAGCGCGACGACCTCATGGCGTAGCACGGCCAGCACAAACGGATAGAGCGGGGGCTTCGGCCCTCGCTTTCCAAGGAGCCCCCGATGCCCTCGGATGAACATATTTGCAGTATGGCGCTCCGCGAGGCGGGGCTTACCACCACCATAGCCAGCCTTGACGAAAACTCCCCCGAAGCCCGCGCCTGCAAACTTTTCTACCACAACACCCGCGATACCGTTCTGCGCGATCACCCTTGGAATTTTGCGCAGAAGTCTAAGCGCCTTTCACAGGTGGCCGCGCCCGACGGGTACGACGACTATGATTATGTCTATGTGTACCCCGTGGACTGCATAAAGGCCCGCGTCGTCCGCGCGTCCGGAGACAAGACTCCGCGCGAGTTCGAGGTGCGCCACCATCCCACGGAAGACTACCGCGTTATCCTGACTGATCAGGCCGCGGCCATTCTCGACTACACCATGGTGGCCGCCAACCCCGACGTGTACGATGCGGGTTTTGTGGACGCGCTGGCGCTCCGGCTCGGCGCGCGACTGGCTGCGGACCTGCGTAAAGATTTGCAGACAGAGCAGGCGCTGCTCACCAAGTACGCCAATTTCATTGAGCGTGCCCGTCTGGCCGACAAACAGGAAGGCAAGCCCGACACCATAGAAAAAGTTCCGTGGGTTGAGGCGCGCACTTTGTGGGGGCGCAGAGCATGAGCCCGCTTATAAACGCTATCAAGCGTAATTTCACGGGCGGCGAGGTGGCGCCCACGTTCGAGAGCCGCGACGACGTGGCAAAGTATTCTTCGGCCTGCCGCGTAATGGAAAATTTCATACCGCAGGTACACGGCGGCGCATACTTTCGCGGCGGCCTGCAGCTCGTCGGGGAGCTACCGGCACCGTTCGTCGTTATCCCCTTTGCGTTCAATACCGACCCTGAGGATACGTACGCGCTGTGCTTTTACCCCGGAAAGCTCCGGATAGCGCAGGGCTTCGGTATGGTGACAGATTCCTCGTCCGTCGTTGTCGAGGTTGATACGCCGTTCACGGTAGCAGACCTGTACAAGCTGCGGTACACACAATCCGCTGACGTGGTGTATCTATCCAGCAGCGGGGCACATCCGCTCCACAAGCTGACACGTCTAGCGCATGATAACTGGACGCTGGCCGAGGTGGCGTTTACCCCGGACGTGTCGGCCCCCACGGGCGGCGCAGGTACGTGGCATGGCGCCGCCAGTTCGTTCACCCTGCGTTATGTTGTTACCTCGGTGACGAACACCGGCAAGGAGTCCGTGGGTTCCGCGCCTGTGGAGATCGCGGGCGCGAAGTACGCCACGGACTGGACGGAAGGGGAGTATGTTTCCCTGACGTGGGATGCTGTGACTGACGCGGTGGAGTACAATATTTATAAAGAGGACGGCGGCCGGTACGGCTTTGTGGGCACTGCCAAGACAACGACGTTCCGCGATGATAATTACAGTCCGGATATGTCCGACTCCCCGCAGGCGGAGTATCTGCCCTTTGCGGACGGCAACCACCCGCACAGCCTCGCGTTGCATATGCAACGGCTATGGGTCGGCGGTGCGGCGAAAAACCCGCGTACGCTGTACGCCTCGCGCATTGGTGACTTCGAGAATTTCAACAAGTCTTTCCCGTTGCAGGACGATGATTCCCTCGAGCTGCCGCTGGACACGAGCGACGGGTCAGGTTCGGGCCACGGTTCCGTGAGCGTCATTCAGTGGCTGTGCCCGTTCAGCGATTTGCTGCTCGGTACGGCTGCGGGAGAATACAAGATCGCAGGGGCGGGCGGCTCCGGCCCGGTAACGGCGGGGAGTAACGAAGCGAAGCCGCAAAGCCATTGGGGTTCCGCTGACATATCACCCCTTGTTATCGGGGACTCCATGCTCACCATGACCCGTCACCGCACAAAAGTGCGAGACCTGTTTTTCTCCCTCGAGAAGGACGGTTACGCGGGCAACGATCTGTCGATACTGGCCGCGCACCTGTTTCAAGGGTACAAGCTCATATCATGGGCGTATCAGTCCGAACCTGATTCGGTTGTGTGGGCGGTACGCGATGACGGGCTGCTGCTCGGGTTCACGTACCACAAAGAACACGAGATATGGGGCTGGTTCCGCGCGCCCACAAAAGGCCGTGTGCTGTCAGTGGCCACGGTTCCGGCCGACGACGTTAACGAGGACGCTTTGTATGTTGCTGTTGAACGCGAGATTCAAGGGGTTAAGAGGTATTTTCTCGAGCGGCTGTCACCCAAGTGGCGCGAGCGGCAGGGGCTGGAAAAAGCCGTTTTTCTGGACTCGTCACTTTCCTATTCCGGCGAAGCCAAGGACACCTTTACGGGGCTTGATCACCTTGAAGGTGAGACGGTTGCGGCGTTCGCTGACGGGGACGTGGTGGAGAACCTTGTCGTGACCGGCGGCTCCGTTACGCTGCCCCGGGCGGCGGGCATTGTGCATATTGGGCTGCCGTATTCCGGAGCGCTTGCACCTCTGCCCGTGGAGATGGACACGAACACCGGATCGTCGCAGGGCAAGGTGCGTGCTCTTGGGCAGGTGCACCTGCGTTTCGCCGAGACGGTAGGGGGCAAGGTGGGTACCAGTCCGGAGAACGCCTCCGAGATAAAATACGAGTTCAATATCGGGGCGGCCGTCGAGGTCTTCACCGGCACGGTGACCTGTTCGCTTGAAAACGGAGTCGGCCCGAGTCCTACGGTTTACGTCATTCAGGACCGGCCGCGGCCCATGACGGTCATGGCCATAATCGAGACGGTGGCCGCGTCATGAAAGTAGCAGTAGAGATACGAAAGGCCGTGGCGGAAGACGTCGGCGCGCTGCTCCGCGAAGGGCTGCGCAAGTCGGACGAGCTGGAAATAAAGCGCATGACCGGCGGCGATGCGGCGGAAGCCTTGTGGGAGTCCTTTGTCCGTTCGGTGGAAAGTTACTCCGTGTTTGCTGACGGCACTATATGCGCCATGTATGGTATGGCGCCCGAAGGGCTTATGTGCAATGCCGGGACCCCGTGGTTTCTTGCCACGGATGTTGTTGAAAAGTTCTGGATGCGGTTTGCCGTCGTATCCAGCCGCGCGGTGCGCGAGCTTTGCGATGGATACGATGAAGTGGTCAACTACGTCGACGTAGAACACGAAAAGTCAATCCGGTGGCTGCGGTGGCTGGGGTTCGACGTTTGCGAGGACGTTGTCCGCCTCGGCCCCGAGTCGCACCCGTTCTATAAGTTTACAAGGAAAGGTGCATCATGTGCGTAGTAACAACAGCGGTGGCAGGCAGCGCCACGGCGGCTTTTGCGGCGAACGCGGCTATCGCGGCGTCCGTGGTCGGCGCTGGCATGTCCGCATACGGCGCGTATCAGCAGCAGGAAGCTGCCAACGCGCAAGCCGAGTATCAGGCGCAGGTGGCGGCGAACAACGCCGAGATAGCCCGCATGGAAGGGGATTACGCGCGCGAGCAGGCGCAGAGGAAAGCGGACGAGCACCGCGACGAGGTGCGCAGATTTATCGGCGCCCAGCGCGCGGCGCAGAGCGCCTCCGGCTTTATCGTGGACAAAGGGACAAACCTTGACTTGACCCTTGATTCCGCGGCGCTCGGCGAAATCGACGCAATGGAAATACTGCACGAAGAGGGCGAAATGGCCACGTGGCGGTCCGAGCTGAGAGCGTCTAACGCGGAAGCGCAAAGCGCGTTGTACTCGTCCAGCACTTCCAACTCGTTCACCCTGGCCATGGGTCAGCTCGCGGGCGGCCTGGGCCAAGCCGGCGGCATGTACTACACTTTTACGAAATAAGGGGCGGTCATGCCTAACGTACCTGTTTACCAGAAACAGACACAGATCAACACGAGGCTTAATGCGCCGCAGCAGAGCATAAACGCGCCAATCGAAGCCTTCGGGGGCGGTAAAGGCGCACTGGCTGCAGGGGACGCGCTCGGTAAAGCGGGCACCGCGCTCTCCGGCGTGGTGGTGGGGGAAAAGAATCTTGCCGAGAAAAAAGGCAAAGCGTGGGCGGACGCCACGGCCGCGAAGCTGCAAAGCTGGTTCAACGATCCCGAGAACGGGTATTATAAGCAGACGCTGCAGCGGGTCGGAGAGAGCGCCAACGGGCTTACAAAAGAAGCGCGCGAGGCATACGACACCAAGGTGGCCGAGCTCATGGGCGACGCGCCTAACCAGTACGCGAGGGAGCAGTTCTCCGCGAAGGCGCTGGCGCTGCATTCCCGCGATATAAGCGCGGTTGCCAAGCATGAGGCCAACGAGCTTAACAAGTGGGCGGTCACGTCTAAGAAAAGTCTCGTAGAAGGCAATCTGCGCACAATCATAACGCAGGCGTCTTCCTTCGCGAAGATTGACGAGGTGGACGAGCAGTTCAGCGCGCTTGTGGATAGCGGAGACCTCGAGGAGCTGGCGGCCATGACAGGCGCTCCGGTGTCTGAGCTGCGCACCGCGGTAAAAGCCAAGATGTATGAAAGCGTGATCAACCAGGCGCTGGCGAACAACACTCCGGAACGTGCGCGGGCCATGCTTGAGAAGTGGGGCGATAAGCTCGACCCCAACGCGGCAGCCAAGGCCACGAAAACTATCAGGGGCGCCGAAGATGAAGCGGCGGCGGCGGATGCTACCCTCGCAGCCGCGCGCGGTGATATCGGCGGCGCCCGCGCGGCTGCGAGGGGTGTGCAGGACAAGAGCACCCGCGCCAAGCTCGAAGCCAAGATTGTGAAGCTCGAGACAGACCTGTGGGCCGATGAGTCCGCGGGGCTGCTTATCGCCGAGGTGGCCGCCGGTAACAAGAGCGAGGCCGAGATAAAAGAATTTATCTCAAACATGAAAAACCCCGTGCGTAAATCCGCGCTCGATTCGGCGTTCCGCGCGAGGATCACCCAGCACAAGATTATCGAGCGGGAGAACAAGCTCGACGCCGTGGATAACCTGTTCACGCAGATATCCGGCGTAGCCACCGACCCCGTGGCCGCGCAGAAGATGCTCCGGGACATGGAAGCATCGCAGGACACGGAGCAGGGCCGGTATCTGTACACCAAGGCGAAAGCGCCGCTCGAGAACATAATCAGGTCCGCAGGGGTTAACCCCCGCGACGACGTGACAACGCACGTGGACCTGCAGGATAAGATAGACCGCGGGGAGATTACCGACCCGCGCGAGCTGCGCGAGGCGGCGCTCGGCAAGCTGATACCGCAGACCGTGGACCGGATGGTCAAGGACATGCAGACCAAGCAGGTAGTGCGGGCCGCGGACCTCAAGTCAGCTTTTCTTTCCCTTGTCGAGGCTAACGATGTTTCGCAGCTTTCAGACAGTGAGAAAAAGAAATGGCTTGCTTTCCGCGAGGCGGCCACGGAACGCGCCAAGGAAACGAACAAGGGGCAGGATGAGAATTGGCTCCGCCGCCTCGCCGCGTCCATGCTGGTGGAAGGGGAGACCGATCCCGACGCGGTGTTCTTCACTGGCGACAAGGATTTTCATAAGATTTACAGCAAAATAACCGGCGCAAGGCAGGGTTCTTCCGCGTGGAAAGATGCTATGGACGAGTGGAACAATTTTCTCCCGACGTGGGACACGACGCCGACGGACATGCAGAACCAGATAGAAAGCCACTGGGCGCAGTCCGCGGACCTGCGGCAAAAGCTCCTGACCCTTATTGACGCCAAAGGGTATAAAGGCTCAGATGTGGAGCGTGCAGAGTATGCCAAGCGGCTACTGTACAAGCAGGTTATGGCAAAGCAGTTCGGGTTGCCCGCGGCATTCATAACGCAGTAGGTACAATATGAGCATTCTTGACCAAGTTACTGATAATATTCTCGAGGCCGATTCTATCGGCCTTTTGCCTGAAACAGCCACCGCGGACGATCTGTCCTCGGCAGTTTCGTATAGACCGGATGACGCGTCACCCCTCAAGAGAGTAAGCCTCGACACACCCAAAGTGCCGCCGCAGCAGGCGGTGCAGGACGCGCAGATAGCCAAGGCGAAGGGAGTAACCCCCGAGCTTGTGGCGCAGCAGCGCGAGCGCTTCACCGTCGAGAATGAGCTGGACGAGATAGTTAACGCCACGGTGGACGCACCGGCAACGCGCCGGTACCTCACCAACCCGAA